TGCGTATTTGTCATCCTCATCTATCGGCGGGAACACCAGCACAAATGCGGTAATATCGGTTGTTGACGAAAGGTCAAGCCCTCCGTAGCACACTCTGCCTTCAAGACTTTCCGGATCAACAGTGAATGCGCTGGCGTCCCACTTCGCCATCGGCATCCACCGTACAGCCTGCTTTACCCATTGGTTGAGACGAAGCTGCCTGAAGGCGTTCTCTTCAGCCGGGTTCTGTTTTGCGCTTTCGCATGCCGCGCGCACCTTGTCGATGCTTACCGTAATGCCGAGCGAGGGGTTGGCTTTTTTCCACACCTTGGGGTCAGTCCAGTCGTCGTCTTCCTTTGCGCCATAGATTACCGGATAGAACGTAGGGTCGTGCTTTCTGCCTTCAATGATGTCCACTGCCTTCTGGTGTATCTCGTAACAGATGCTTTGTGTGTCCGTGCCCGCCGTGGTAATTAGAAAGTATAGCGGCTGCATCCTCGCATCGCCGGAGCCTTTTGTCATGACGTCAAATAGTTTCCTGTCCGGCTGGGTATGCAGCTCATCAAACACCACGCCATGTATGTTGAAACCGTGCTTTGAGTAGGCTTCGGCAGACAGCACTTGATAAAAGCTGTTGGTAGGCAGGTATATCAGCCGCTTTGTTGAAGCAAGCAGCTTTACGCGCCGGGACAAGGCAGGGCACATGCGCACCATATCGGCGGCTATTTCAAACACGATGGACGCTTGCTGCCGGTCAGCCGCACAGCCATACACTTCGGCACGCTCTTCGCCGTCACCGCAGGTCAGAAGCAGGGCAATAGCCGCGGCAAGCTCTGATTTGCCTTGCTTCTTCGGAATCTCCACATATGCTGTATTGAACTGTCGGTATCCATTAGGCTTGAGTATACCGAAGATATCCCGCACTATCTGCTCCTGCCAGTCGATAAGCTCAAAAGGCTTGCCTGCCCATGATCCTTTGGTATGCGAGAGGGCTTGTATGAATGAAACCGCATAATCCGCAGCCTCTTTGTCGTAATATGAGTCTTTAGCCATGAAAACGGTCGGTTTATATTTTTTAAGCTTTCGCATATCCACCTCCTCCACTGCTATGAAAACAACAAGAAAGAGCTTCCGTGGAAGCCCATTTTTCTTTATTCTTCTTTGTATCGCCGGTTAAGATGAAGTGTATATATTCGGCTTTGTGTTCAACAAGGTAGACTACCAGCTCGTAGAACCCAAGACATAGGCTTCTTGCTGCACCCGGCGAACATCAAACATATTCGTGACGCCGCTGTCTCGTATCGCGAGTATTTGCTCCTTTATCTTTTCATTCAACCGCAGCCACCTCACCCTTTGCCGATTCAATTGCCGCTCTGCGCAATATATCCGTGTCAAAGCCCGCGGACTTGTATCCTTCCAAAATTGTGGCGTAGTAATATGGGCTTGGCTGCCCGAGCGGCCTGCCCTCGTTCATAATGTAGACCATAGCTTTTATTATCTTCCCGTTTAGCTCAACTTTGACGGTCTCCTTTCGGTAAAGAGTTGGCCAGCCTTCGTAGCGGTCAAGTGCCGCCTCGTCCGCGGGTGTCAGCTCCCAAACAAGCACCGGCACGCTGCTGTTTTTGCTTGGCTCCACCGTCGCAACAGCGCCTGTGTGCGGCCCTCGGAAAAGGAGCCGGTAGTCTTTCAAAATGGCGTTTCCTGCTACCTTCGCGTTGGGGCATCGGTATGCCATCTGTCTTATGTTAAGGTTCGAACCGTATGCAATGTATAGCTTCTTCTTCACTTTACTGTGTTTCCTCATCATTTTTCTTTGATTGCCTTGTCTTTTCAGGCTGCCCGAAACCGCCATGCCGCCGAGCCTTCAAGATGCGCGGTCAAATGCTCGCGGCAGTTTGCGAACTCTTCGCCGATCAGCCCAATGCGGTTTAGGTAAGTCCGCATAGCGAACTTCTCATTTTCGGTCTGCGGCTTTTTTGTTGATGTGCATTTTTGAGTGAGCGCCTGATGGTTAAGAGCGAGGGCAAGAACGATGTAGCTCCTTATCTTGCCGGCATGCAGCTCGCTGTTACAGCCACGAAGTTCTATTGTGTGGTTGCCTGTAAAAAAGCTGTGCAGGTTCAGGAAGTGATAGCGGCTGTTGTGGTAGTGCTTGTCGCGGCTCTCGCTGTAGCCTTCGTACCAAATCTCCTCGATCTCGCGCAAGGTCTTAGGCTTGCGGCGGTTCATCTTGTCGACCAGTATGCTGTCCATCTTCTTGCAGTACTTCATCCGCTCGGGAGCAATTTGGAGCGCCTTGTAGAAAAGGTCGTTTTTGCTTGCGATTATGTTTATGAAGTTTCGGATGCTCCTCGGAGTGTGGTTTGAGCCGTCAAGGTGAATGTGTATGCCGCACGAGGTGTTGGCGAAAGCCCCTGCTTTGCGCAGCTTCCTGACGATCTCCTGCAGGCATTCGATATCCTCGCGGTATGTAAGTATGGGGCTGACAAGCTCCACGCTGTATTCGCGGGTCGCCGCGATCTTTTGCCCGCCTTCCCGCTTTTGGCAGTTGATGCTGCCGTCGCTCATTAGCTTCCATACCCGTCCGTCAGGCGCGGTAACCTTTTTCGTGTCGTAGTAGTCGCCGGTGCTTGCTATCGTACCGCCGAGATACTCTGCGACGGCTCTTGCCGCTTCGTCTCTGGTAATGCCTGTGAACTCTATCTCAATCCCGAACCTTTGTGTTAACATCGTGGTTTTCTCCCTTGCGCCGGTGTGTTTTTGCCTTTAGGCATGTATATATATCACTCTAAACGCCTGAAATAGCAAGTCATTTTTCTGAGAAAAGCCACGCAAATATATGGATAAGGCAAGCTGTTTTAAAGCTTTTTTAGCACATCTTCTCCGTATACGGCGCCGAGCCTCGAGCCGTTATCCCATGAGCAGAATATCGTGCCTGTATCGTCAACGAAACTAACCGTGCCTCTGTCGCCGGGCTTAAGCTTGGAGTAAGGGTCGTTCATTTTTACAAGCTCGACACGAGTTCCGGCGGGGTATTGCTTGCGGAGAGTTTCTACAACCTCTCTTGACGGAAGTTTATTCATCGACTGAATCCTCCGTAGATTTTGCTTTAACGCCGTTTTTAAATGCGCTGTTGCCCGATAAGTTTTCCATCAGTATTTTGCGGACCGCCTTATGCTCTTTGCCCACGAACCCCAGTCTGATGAGAAACACGCGGAATGCATACTTCTCGTTTTCGACAGGTTTTTCTTTTGCGGTTACCCTATGCTGCTTTTTTGCCATCTCACAGAGCGCGCAGACAAACCGCGAATACGCGTCTATCTGCTCAGACAATAGATTAAAGCGAAACCATGGAAATCTGAGCGTAGTGTCTGTCCGCTCGACTTTGAGCGACTCGGCTCCGGTCGCCTTTTTGATGAGATTTGCCTTGCTCGATATCAGCCGCCCTAGGTTACTGAGCGCCGATTCTGTAAACCCGTCAAGCGGTACGGATATCGTTAGCGTGTCGTCGTTTATGTCGCTTTCTTCCGGAACATAACCGAGCTCGCGCAGCTTGCCGAGAAGCTCATGAATCATGTGCTCGTCTGTTTTCCCGTCCCAAGACAGTGTACCGTCTTTGCTTACGGTTATGTTGTTTACGGCATATGCGAAACTCGGCGCTCCAAGGTAAATAGGCTCAGCACCCGTAATTTCACCTATTGCTTTGACAAGCCCCTTCCTTTCCTCGCCTGCAACATTGAATCTTACTTCCATTTGCGTTTTCCTCCTAAGCTTTCGGTGATTACATATATCACTCAAAAGCTGTGGAATTGCAAGTATTATTTTTACGGAAATTAATGCACATCACTGTTAGTAGTTTCTACTTCATCGTAAGGGATCTTCATCCCGTCACGTATGAGGTACACACTTTCACTGTTATGGGTTTGTTCTATGTACCGTTTCACAATCACGTCGCAAAACTTCTCGTCAAGCTCTGCGGTGCAACAGATGCGCCCGGTCTGCTCGCAGGCGATTAGCGTACTGCCTGAGCCGCCGAAGGGGTCAAGCACGATGCATCCGGTCATGCTTGAGTTGAGGATAGGGTACGCTACCAAAGGAACCGGCTTCATAGTGGGGTGGTCGGCATTCTTTTTGGGCTTGTCGAACTCCCATACGGTCGACTGCTTGCGGTCGGAGAACCACATATGCTTGCCCGACTTCTTCCATCCGAACAGTATCGGCTCATGCTGCCATTGATAAGGCGAGCGTCCAAGCACAAGCGACTGCTTTTTCCATATACATGTGCCGGAAAGGTAAAAGCCGGCGTCATCAAAAGCGCGCCGGAAGTTCAGCCCCTCGGTGTCAGCGTGAAAAACATAAATAGACGCGTCATTTGCCATCGATTTCTCGATAAGCGTAAACGCGTCGAGCAAGAACTTGTAAAACTGCTCTCCGAACA